TCATGCCGATGCGGTGGAAGTTCGCCCTGATCCAGCGGAGATGAGAAGCGGCGACCATGTCCTGCGCCGTAGCGTCGCGCCACTTCGACCAGGGGAAGGCGTAGTGGCCCTCGGCCTTGAGGCGGGCGGAGGCGTCGTCCCAAGCGGCCTTGCCGACCTGATACATGCCACGCTCTCCGGCCTTGCCGATGGCCTTGCGATTGTGCCCGGACTCGACCGCGGCGACGGCCTCGAGGAAGGCGGCGTCGGTCTTGGCTTGGGCGTTGAGCCCGAGGAGCAGCAGGGCGACGACCGAGAAGCGTTGGTTAAGGGTCATTTCCAGAAGATGATGTATGCGTAGGCCATCAGGTAGACCACGGCGTAAGGGATGACGACCCATCGGATGACAAACGACTGGCGTCGGCGAGTGTGTTCAATGCTTAAGCAGGCTTTTTGGATTTCATTCATACGCGTCTCGGGACTTGTGATCCGGCGACCTCGAAGCCGTCGAGCTCGTAGGAGTATTGGATGCCGACCCAGCCACCGGCGGCGGCGTAAGCCTGGAGCGATACCTTCACGGCGCCGTCTTCGTGCAGGGCCTCGTGATAGTGGTGCAGGAGTTTCTTCATGCGGGTCGAGGCGATGGCGGTCTTCGACGAACAGATGTCCCCGGTCATGATGCGCTCGTTGATTTCATAGACCTCGGAGAGCAGGGCGACCATGCCGTCGAGGTGGCGGAAGGAGGACATGGTCAGATGCGGGGGCCGTGGATGATTTCGTTCAGGTCTTCGACGCGGCGCCGGAGGTTCGCGATCTCCTCGGACTGGTCGACGATGATGCGGGCCTGCGTGGTCAGCGCTTGGTCCTGTCGGTCGGTCATCGCCCGGAGAGCGTTGGCGGCCATGTGCAGGGTCCGGGCGTAGGACCAGGGGAAGAGCCACCAGAGGCGGGGGAGGGATTCGGGTTTGATGATGGTCATGGGTTGGTAGGGGCGGTGGGATGGGTCAGGCATGGGAAGGGTGGGTAGAGTCAACGGCGGCGATGCGTTCGCCGATCCAGCGCATGACCGGCACAGCCATTGAGTTGCCTGCCGCTTTATATTGCGGCCCGTCCGGGGCTTGGCCTTCGGGCTTACCCTTCCAAGGGATGTTTCCCCAGTTATCGGGGAACCCCTGCAAACGGTAGCACTCGTTAGGCGTCAGGCGGCGGACGGCCATCGGGGTGGCGATGTGCGGAGTCTGGTCGCCAGCGGAAGCCTTGAGGGTGGTGGTGGTGGTGAACGACGGGTCGGCTCCTGCCTCTCGGCGTAGGTTGCCGGGTTGGAAGGTAACGGCTGTCGCCTCGGCCTCGACTCGCTCGTTCCCGGTGCGTGAGTAAGGCGGGCCGCTTGCGCCGATCGTCGGGGCGACGGAGCCGGGCATCTGGTGGACCGGCTCTGCGATGTAGTTCGTCTGGTGCGTTCCGGGCAGGGCGATGGCCCCGACCTTATCCCCGAGCAGACGGACTTCCTCGCGTTGGTTCTGCGTCCATGCGACAGGCTGCACAACCGCATGGGTCGTCCGGGTGTCACCAAGGTCGAAGTTGTTCAGCGTGTTGCTGGCGTCGGCTGGAACACAAGTCTCGTTGTCGGTTGTGGACGCGGCTCGCTTGGACTTACGGAAGGGCGTGGCTACTCCTTCGCCGCTTGCCTCAACGCTTGCTCCAGCATCGGCGGCAGCGCCTTTCCTCTTTTTGTTGCCCGTCTCAAGATACCCGCGCAAGCCTTCGCGGAGAGATAGAACCTCGGCGGCAGCTCGCCAGTCTCCAAGACACGCGACAACGAAGACTCGACGACGACGCTGGGGGACTCCGAAGTGTTGAGCGTCCAGCACTCGGTAGGCGAACCCATACCCGAGTTCGACCAACGCCCCGAGGAAGGAACCAAAATCCCGTCCTCCGTTGCTACTGAGCAAACCTGGCACGTTTTCATAAACGATCCACTTGGGCTTGAGCTTGTCAGCCAGTCCAAGATAGGTGAGGGTGAGGTTGCCTCGGGGGTCTTGCATCCCGCGCCTAAGACCGGCGACTGAGAAAGACTGACAGGGGCAACCGCCGACCAGAAGGTCGATTGCTCCGGGTTCAAGGGGCCATGATTGGTATTCGGTGAGTGAGCCATAGTTAGGGATGTTAGGGAAACGGTGTTTGAGGATAGCGCAGGGGAAGGGTTCGATTTCGGAGAAGCCGACGGGAGTCCAGCCCAGCGGGTGCCAAGCGACGGACGCGGCTTCCATGCCGGAGCAGACGGAGAGGTAGCGGATTGGTCGTCCGACGGGTGCGGGTTGTGCGGGTTCATTCATTGGGGTGGGTTGTGGTGATGGGTTGAAGAGAGGTGTGCAAATCCATTGATCGGGAGAGGTGGCGATGGTGAAGGTCTTGTCCTCGTAGCCGAGGTAACCTGCGCCGCCTTTTTCGTTAGGCCGAACAGCTCCGCCTTTTGTGCCAGAATAGTTCCCCCCCCCACGAACTTTGAACGCGATAGGTTTCAACTGCGTTTGTACGGACCGCGGCGGTTGAGGTTGACCCAAGTCGTGCCGGTCAGGTCGAGCCAGGTCCGCAGGGTGCAGACGGTCGTGTCCAGGGCGGCTGCGGCATCGGCCTGAGACTTGCCGGCGGCGTTGAGCGCGGCGATCTGCGGGAGGATGGCCTGCAGGCGTCGGGCGGCGAACTCGGCCATCGGGCGCTTGAGGGGGATGACGCGACCGGCGAAGGTCAGCGTTTCGGTGTAGGGGTGGTGTGCGTTGGGCATGGTGGGTGGGAAATTAGCGGTGGCTGCGGACGGCCTTGGCGGCTTTGACCGGCTCCGGGCCGTTGATGACGCGGTACAGTTCGGGACCGCAGAAGGTCACGATGGCGAGCCAGCCGATGGCGGCGATGGCGAACAGGGTAGCGAGGGCTTTCATGTGCTTAGGCGCGGAGGGCGTTGATCTGGTTGGTCACGGCGATGAAGCGGTCTTCGGCGTTATCGATAGCAATCTGGATGCCTTCGATGAGGAGGTCGTTGACGCGGCCAGCAAGGCGAGCGCGTTCGGCCTGGAGGGAACCGATCTGGCGGCGGAGGTTGTTGGCTTCGCAGCTCAGTTCGGTGAGGCGCATATTCTTTTCGGCGGTGTTCATGGTTTTGGTGGTGCGTCAATAACCTTGGCGGACTGTTCCACATTCGTCAAGCACCTTTCCGCAGGAGAATATGCCACCCCTAGGCCAGCCGTAGCCTAGCCTACGGACACCCCATTAGACCCCTCTGGCTTGCCCTAGGAGGCGTTTTGACGGCGGGAGCGCAAGAAGACCGCCACCCCTACCCCTAGACACCCCACGGCCAAGGACCAACCTAGGTCGCGGACGGACCGCAGGGCCAAGGTCGCCGTGCTCATGTTGCGCTCAAGGTCGGCTGAGTCGGACTTCAGGCCCGCGTCCGTCACGATGATGGCCAGGGCGTCGGTCGATTGCAGTTGGTCGAGGACGTACCCGGCGATGTAGGCCGAGGCAAAGGCGGACACTCCTGCGAAGGCCGTGATCAGGGCGACGGCCAGCAGAAGGTTATCACTTTCGCTTTGCTTTGCTGGCTTTGCCTTTCCCATGGGGCTTGAGTTTGGCGGTGGCGGCTCCGACTTCCTTCTCTCCGCGGGCCTTGATGTATTTCATCAGGTAGTCCAGACACTCGGGGGCAGCGTAGCCGGCCGCGCCGACGACGGCCATCCGTAAGCCCGGGCTTTGGATGTGGTCTTGGATGCCGTAGCCGACCAAGGCCGCGGTGATCGCGGCGGCGAAAACACGGCGCACGACCCAGCCCAGGGAGACGGGTTCGGTCGAGAGCAGCAGGCGGGCCGTCATGGCGAGGCCGCCAAGCGCTGAAGCGACGACGCCGTCCTTCAGCTCTTTCGGCAGGGACTCCGGGTCGATTGGCGGGGGAGGGCTCACGAGATGCGGGGCGGCTTAGAGTTGGGCGAGATGAGGACGCGGCGGTAGTCCTGAGCCCAGAGCAGGGCGGCGAGGTCTTTGCCGGCACGGTCAACCTGGGGCTCGCTGAGTTCGGGGAAGGTCAGGTGAATCTGCTCATGGCAAAGGACTTCGAGCTGACGCTTGGCACCGAGGCGGGGGTCTATCTCGATGAGGTTCTCACCGATGGTGGCCTGACCCCAAGCGCGCTCCTTGCCGAGTTTGCGCCAGATGACCTTGGCTCCCTTATTCTTGCGGCGGCTCATCGGTGGGAGAGGGCTTGTTAACCGAGTCCCTAACGCGGTCGGCGAGCCACCAGAGACCGAGTCCGCAGGAGATGACGATAGTCGCCCCGGCCGCATATTCAAAAAAGGGACTGTCGATTATGAACGGCACCGAGCCGCAGAAGGCTCCGCAGAGAAGCAAGGGCAGGCCGATACGCGGTCCCATGAAGGCGGTCGTCAGCGCACCGATCACGGCGAGGCCGGCACCGACGAGCGTCCAAGTCTGGGCGGAGGCGTCCTTCTTCACGCGGTCGACCTCCTTCGTCA